GGCAAATGAGTAAAATTGCAAGTTAAAGGTAAATAAATGAGTTTCGGAGTTTCTAAAATAATAATAAAATCTTTTGAGGTTCCTGAAGAACTACGAGATAATTTTATTGAAGCGATCAGAAAAAATATAAAAGTATCGATCTGTGGATGTTGGGAATGGCGGGGGAGAATAGTTAATAATTATCCGTGCGTTTTAGTAAAAGGGTATAGATCGAGCATTTGGGCACATCGTGCGAGCTACGCAACTTTTATTGGACCGATAGCAAAAAACATGCATATTGACCATAAGTGTAGAAATCCAATTTGTGTAAGACCAGACCACTTGCAACAACTACCACCGATTGAAAATTATCTGGCCATTTATCGGAGAAAAAGAAGAGATGCAAGAAAAAAACTTGAAGAAGCAGGGCAGTTATCCTTATTTCCAGATAGTAAATGGTGAATTAATCCCTTTTTTAGATGAAATGTTGTTAGAACTTAGTGAAAATAAATTACGAGTAGAAAAAGTAAAATCAATTTTATCAGATGCGTTGTTACGAGTACCATATGAACATAATCCTGAATGGTATTCAAAACTTTGTAAATTATATCCAGATACCCGACGTAGGGGTAGAATTAAAAAGAAACCTCGTACAGTTATTAAACGAGCAAATATAATATCAGTATTAAAATCCATGATTTATAAAGGGGAAACTTGGTCAAAATATGCAGATTATCTTTTGGGTATAGCTAAAAATAAAAAAGACATGACTGATAAATATAATAAAATTATAAAATTTAATAATCAATTTTAAAAGAGGAGTTATCATGATATTATGTTGCAGTAAGCCAATGTCTAAGGGACAAGAATTAAAACTTGGGTTTCACTCAGAATATATTAATGAAAATAAAGAAGTAGTACATATCTGGTATGTAAGACAGGCAGATACCTATCAATGTCAAGTTTGTGGCCATGTTGTTGACGTTATTAAAGGCTATCCCCATTTTTGTTACGAAAAAAGGCCTAAAGTTGATAAGGTAATTGAGGAATAATGAAAGCTGTTATTGGTATTGACCCCGGCAAGTCTGGGGCTGCTTGTCTACTTACTGAAAATCTTTCATTTGAATTCTTTGATTGGCCAAAGGATAATGATCTTTACTCAGTTTTCATGCAGCTTAAAACCTGGCGCAGGGACTATCAAATTATAGGTGCTATCCTTGAGGACGTTCATGCAATTTATGGTACAAGTGCAAAATCAACATTTTCATTTGGGACTAATACCGGACATTGGGAAATGGCACTAGTTGCCACAATGATTAGTTTCTTTAAACCACCACCTCAAACATGGCAGAAAGGCCTGGTTAAAAAGAGTGATGGCCAGACGACAAAAGAAAGAGCATATAAAGTAGCTTCAAGGTTATTTCCGGCAGCAGAGTTAAAAGGCCCTCGGGGTGGGCACCTTGACGGAAGAAGTGATGCCCTACTAATGGCCTGGTATGGGATGGGATATTATAACCTTAATTCAAATCCAGTAAGGACAAGAGTAAAATGAGCGAGAATATTTCTTCATGTTGTTCAGGGAGTTGTCCACTGCGTACAAGTTGTACACGTTATAACCCCTCCGATAAGAGGGCTAGAAACTACCGGGGAAAAATTAAGCGAGGGGAAAGGCATGTATGTGCCCAATACCTTTCCAGAGTTTTATATACTGATAATGATAATGATTAAAGGTCTACAATGTTAAAATCTGCCCTTTTTATTGGTATCCAACGTCATAGGGAAACCTTTCTTGAATTTCATCCTGGTTTCAACGCTATTATCGGTGATACAGACAGTGGGAAATCAGCCCTTTGGCGTGGGTTTAACTGGGTACGTACCAACCGACCACTTGGGGTTGAATACCTGATGAATTGGGATATGAAGTTCATGCAGGTTGACCTTGATTTTGATGACGTAGGAGTTATTCGCAGATATCGAAATAAGAGTGGGTCAAAAAATTATTATCAAATTAATGACGAGGAACCAGAAAGTGGATTTGGTCACAATCCCCCGGAGCCTATTCTTGCCGCACTTAATATTGGTGATCTGAATATTCAACATCAAAAGGATCAATTCTTTCTCCTTAATTCGAGTGCTCCTGAAGTAAGCCGGTATCTGAACAAGATTGCAAATCTTGAAGTTATTGACCGGACACTTAGTGCTGCCAAGCGTGATGCTGATGCCTGTACTGCTGAAGTTCGTAAATATGGGGCTGAGGCTGAGGAACTTGAGGCTGAGTTAAAAACATTTGATTACCTGGATGAAATGGAAGAGGATCTGACTGACCTGGAAGGTTTTCAGGCCCAGGCCCTTTCTACCGGGAAGAAGGCCCGGCATTTAAAATCAGCTATTTCTCGTTGGGAATCACTACAGGTAGAAAAGAAAACCCTGGTACACTACCTTACTGCTGAGGATGCACTTGAGGAAATCAGAAAACAGTATGATGAGTACTTACGAGTTAGGGGAAAGCAACTTGGCCTTGCTAACTTAATTACTCAATATAACGCTCTTAGCAGTGAAAAAGAGAGGATGCCGGATTTTACCCAGGCTGAGGCTGATCTTGCTAACCTAAATAAACAAATTGAGGAACTGACTGGGGTGGGAAAGAAGTTATTGAATTTAGATAGACTTATTACCAGTCATCAGCAATTAGTAAAAGATTTACATAAAATAGATTTGGAAATTAAAGAAAAAGAGGCTGGGTTAACAGCAAAAACAAAAGGTCTGTGTACTATACTGGAGGAAGGAAAATGTCCACTGATTTAAAAAAAGAAGTTGGAACAAAAACAATTGAGGAATTCCTGACTGATTATAATACAATTAAAAATGATGTGGGAATAATTAATAGTCCTCTTAGTACTGGTATACAAATTATAATACCTAATGTTGGAAGTATACCACTATCTCGTTATTTATCTGATAATGAGATCCAAAAAATTATCAAAATCATTCAGACAGAAGTTAATAAAAAGTTTAGTGCATTGAATTTCAAAAGAATTAAAATTGAATCACTAATATGAAAACCCCAACTGCAATACTTACAGCTGATTGGCACTGTATGGACGGGCAGCCAGTTTGCCGTACTGATGACTTGATTAAAACTCAGATCAGAAAATGGCAATGGCTAGCCCGACTTCAGGAACAGTATCAGTGCCCAATCCTACACGCAGGGGATCTTCTTGACGTCTGGAAATCAAGTCCCTGGCTGCTCGCTCTGTTATTTACTCACCTTCCTCATGGTATTATAACTATACCGGGCCAGCATGAATTACCAGCGCATAAAATGGATCGACTAGAGGAAAGTGGGCTCTGGGTACTTAATCAGTCTGGACGTGTAAAAGTGTTATCTGAGGGAGAAATCGATTTGCGTGGCGCAGACGGCTCGAACTTCCTCCTCTGTACCTTCCCCTGGGGTAGGTCTATAAAACCTCGTAGCGAGCCAGACAAGTGCCTTCCTGCTGTAGCTATGGCACATACCCTGACCTATGCGGGTAAACCTCCGTTTCCGGGGGCACCCCCTGAGGGTGAGGCCCTTCGGTTATTAAAGAAATTTCCTGAATATCAGCTTATCCTCACGGGGGACAACCACGAGCCATTTGTTATCAGTTATAAGGGCAGGCTCCTAGTAAATCCAGGTAGTCTACTCAGGTCTGAAGCAGATCAGGTAGAACACCAGCCCAGGGTATATCTCTGGTATGCTGATATAAATATAGTTAAAGAGGTATTTGTACCTATAAGAACTGGGGTAGTAAGTAGGGAACACCTTGACGTTAAGGTACAGAAGGAACAACGCTTTGCTGCCTATATTGAGCGTATGAAGGGAGTTAAACGCATTACAATTCATTTTGAGGACAATCTGAAGAAATTCTTTTCTATTAATGACCAATCTAAACAGGTTGAGGAACTTGTCTGGGGTTGGACTGAAAAACAGGAGAAATGACCATGGACAAAAATACTATAATCTACCCAGCTTGGGAAATAAAACAAATCATTACCCCAGATGAGGCTGCGGATACAGCGGAAGCATACGGACTTCACGCAGAGACCCTTGTGTATAGAACCCCTAGAGTATGTCAGCCATTTATATTTGATGGCTGCTCAGCCATCAATAACTTCCTCAGAATGGCTATGCCGCCTGAACAATATTGGGTTATTGTTCAAAATATTTGCCGGCCACATGATATTGTTTATGGTGTTTGTACAAGCTCGGAACGCAGGCGCTGGGCTGATGAAAAATTCAGAACTGATTTACTTGCAACGGGATTTCTGTCTGAAAGCTTGTGCAATATTGCGTACAGAATGGTTCGGGAATTTGGGGCATCAAATAAAACCTGGGGACCCGGCTTTGCCCTCAGTCCAGAATTTAAAGTTGAGGTATGGTAATGGCGAAATCCCTGGCGCAAGAATTCCAAGAACTAAAGAAGGAAATTGGTAGCAAAAAGGCAAGGTATCATCAACTTGAGGGGGAAATTGCCGGTATTGAAAAACAGATGAAAGATGAACACGGCACAACCCCGGAGAAAGCTAATACTACCTGTGATGCTCTTGAAAAGAAAGAGCAGGACTTACTTGATGGCGTACAACGTGGACTTACTGCCTTCAAAGAAAAGTATGGACTGGGGAATGAAGATGAATCTCAGTGATATACGAAAGGAACTTGAACGTCGGAAGGGTGAACGTGGAAGGGTTAAACGAGATCTTAATGTGGTCAATAAGAAATTCCTTGATGCCAGGCGTAGGGGTAAGCGAATTGAACAGGGAAGGTTCATTGCCCAGGAGGTTGCACGTAATACCCAGGCTGAGCTTGAGTATCATATTGTTGAGCCAGTAAACCTTGCCCTCAGTAGTGTATTTGAGGAAGATGCCTATAATTTTGTAATGGACTTTAACCTCCCCCTTGGGGATGACCTACCCAAGAGCAGACTTGAGGTGGACCTGTATTTTGAACGCTATGGTCACCTGGCAAACCCTATGGAAATGACTGGGTATGGCCAGGTTGATGTTGCATCCTATGGACTTAAGATTGCCCTCCTTGGCCTGGCAAATCCACCTATGCGTTCTATAATGGTCATGGATGAGCCATTTAAAAATCCGGATAAGACCGTCAGGCCAAAGATTGGTGAATTAATGCGAGCTGTTAGTCATAGCCGGGGTATTCAGCATATTGTTATCACGCATGATCAATCCATTATTCAAGCTGCTGACCGGGTATTCCATCTGAAAAAGAGTGGAAAGACAACTGTTATTGAAGTTGAAGATAGATAACCCACTTATCTGTATTTAATACAAAACATTACATTTATATTTACCGGTCGGGTTTCATTACCACCTGAAACCTGGGTATTAAGAGCATTTGTGAATGCAGCATCATCAACATATGCAGCATCATCAACTCCAGCAGCTGTTGTCACGTTATTGGCAGAGCCAAGACTTTGATTTTGATGGGCATGTGATTCATATTGATCAGCTTGTTTTGTACCCACGTGATCCCCAGATGTGCCATCGCCACGATTTGTACGACTAGCAGCATCAGGGTCCAGGCCAAGACCATGATCCCAACCACGTAGAAAACGCCCACGGTAATCAGGAATATTGAATGTAGTTGAGCCATTACCAGCCCCATGTGTAGTACCAATAATGGAAAAAAGAGCAGAATAAGTAGTACGACTAACTGCTGCACCATTACATTCAAGCCAACCTACCGGAGCAGTTTCAAGGGGGAAGATGCCTATACGACCAATATCACCATAAAGTCTTTCCCAATATGTGCCCGTTGTATCTGATATAGGGTCTTGATTCAGATTAGATTGAACAGCCCTATACGCAATATCATTTGAGGCAATTACCATCGCCCCTGTTTGATAGGTAATAGTAGGACACCAGGTCAAAACTCCATATTTTTCAATGTTTTCAATTAATGAGGTAATTCTTCTCATTACCTCATTAAAATCTGCACCGTTAGCAATCTGATTATATGGCCAACCTGTTTCTACCACTGTTTGAGAAAGGGTAGACGTAGCGTATGTAACGCCCGTTACAGGTACTGCAGGGGGATCACCCGCACCAGTAGCCCAAATCCAACCATTTAGGGAATCAGTTCTATCTGCCATGGTAGTAACTCCTTATTTAGCAAATCCAAGCATCACATAATAACGTGCACTGGCAGTAGCTTGTCCAGTAACTCGCAGTGTATACTTATGTGTAATGATCGGAAAATTTGGACCAACACCCTTATTTGGGAAGGGTTGAGTTGTTTGCTTATAATCAGGGTCAATAAGATTAGCCCCCTGCCCAGCAGTAGTTCCACCATCAGGACTACCTAACAGATCCTCACCATAAACATCAAATACAAAAACATCAGCAGCATCCGGGGCAGTACCACCTGATACTGGCCAGGCTGAAACAAACTCAAGCCTATGTCCCTGTAAGAGCGCAAAAGCAGCATCCCCCATTTCAATATCAGGAATTGAACCATCAACAGCATCTCCAGTACAATCAAATAGTAATTGATGGCTGAGTGCTCCCTGATAAGCCCAGGAAGGGGTACAACTCCCGGCACCAAATGCAGGGGGTGCAAAAAATACAGTTAAGAGTATAACAGGTAACCAATTTTGAAATCTTTTAAGCCACATAATCATCCTCCAAATTATCCTATGCCGGGCAAAATTGCCCCACGACCATCAAAATCAAGGGCCTCAATATCCCCAGTATCACTCCAATCCCCAGTATCACTCCAATCCCCAGTATCACTCCAATCCCCAACGTCTGACCAATCTGAAGTAGTACCCCAAGATGAGAAATAATCAGACCAATAGATTACCTGCGCTATCTGTACTCCAGCAGGAAGGGGTAAGAAAAATACGCTATCAACTGTTGCGTTATTACCTACTCTCTGCAATAGCAATAGATTATTTAATGATGTATTATCAGGCACAATGATTAATACCGTAAGGGGATTACCAACCACATTAACAATACTTATATCAAGGCCAAGTGCTCGTTTTACCATATCCTGTATTTCAGGTACACTTCCGTACTGAACAAAATTTCGAGCAATCTTACCCTCAATGAGTTGCCGGAACCAAAAATCATCAGCCTCAAAACTCTCTGCAAGTGGTGCATTTGTAACCCATATAGGAGCTTGATTAAGCAGGGCATACTCTGCATCAGGGGTAAACCAGGTAATTACATCATAATTAATTAACTCTCGAAATTGTCCAACAATCCGCCCCAGTACATCAAGATTTTCCCCCTCAGCATTTGCGCACGTACGATATTCCATTACCTGTTGTACAGCTGTTACAAATGCTGTTAATTCAGACATCATGGCCTCCAATACCTGGAGGAATACCGGAGACTTTCGGAATTGTAGTAAAACCCTACTCAATGCCCTGGTTTCAATATCAATTTCTGGAAATTCTACAGATTGAAATGTCATGATTAACTCACTGTAATATTTATATTCGCGGCATCAAATACTGCAATTTCATTCCAATCAATACTAACAGACACCGCTGCTGGACTTGGAGTTGTATCTACATAAACAGATACAACCCTATGTCCCTGAATACTATTAATTGGAGTATATTGTTCACTGGCGTAAACGCTCTGCCCAGGGGGGTATCCATCAGGGTCAAATCCGGCCGGGATACCCAGTCCATCCCGACCATAAACAGCATAAGCCAGAATTGCGGCCTTAATTTGATCATCCCCATCATCCGGCCAGAGAGAAGTGTCAACAACTTCAACCTCAATATCAATATATATATCAATCTCAGCAGGCCGAGTAAAATAATAGGTATAGGTAATGCCCTGGGTATCTGTTACAGTATCTGAGGAAGTACCATATGTAGATACCCCAGCAGGCATATGGTTAAAGAGGACATCTGCTATCTCTCCGTCATCACCGCCTAAAATAACAACAGCAACCTGATGAGCAGGTATTCCCCGAGAATCTACAACATCAGTTATATTCTGGTATACGTGCGCATAGGTGACCCCATCAAGTGCTAAAAGTGCAGTGTAAATACTTTCAATAGTAGCTCCACCTGTTGCAGTGCTATCCTGTTGTCGAGTTCTTAACTCTGAATCCGTCTCTTCATCTGTACCTACTATGGCATCAGCAGCATTTGTAACTGAGGTCCAACCTGAATACGGGGTTACAATTTTAACGAGAGTGCCAGCTAATGCTGTTGATGGCCCATATTCTGAAGCCGTTGCTGTAACAGTAGCCTCACCAGCGCCATCAAATGTAAATGCGGGTAGAACCCAATTATAGGTAGAATTCATATCAGTAACAATCTTGCCCGCAGGAACAGATTTGTCAACAGTACCAGTCAAGGTCAAGACTACTGTTGACTTACTACCTGCCTGACGAGATAGCTTATTAAGCTGTACCAATCCAGATAGGCCAGCCCCCGTAGCCTTTAGGGGATCAAATTGATTATATGCAAGTTGAAGTTGCTCCCAACCTAAGGCCAGGGTATCACTAAAGGTATTGACCAATTGAATAAGTGGATCATTTTCATCAAGTAAATCAGGAGTAAGGCTTTCACCTGTAATTGGATCTGTTACAGTAGATAAAGCAGTCTTCATATCAGCAAGAATATCTGCCAGACGCTTCAGGTTAAAACCAGTCTCATTTATTCCAAATTCAGTCATGGCATTTCCTTTATTGTAAAAGAATAGCTGCAGTTAGGTCTACAATTTCAGGGGCATCCTGGCCTAAGACCTCAACACTCATGTATACTTCCATCTGTCGAGCTGTTGTTGTACTCGGCCAAACAAGCTGAAAGTCAAGGATACTGGCAACACCCGGAACCTCAAGAACCCGTCTGCGTAAAATAGTTTCAACCATCTTTTTATCCTTACTACCTAGTATAAGCTGATACCAGGGCACCCCAGCCGGTACGTTCAAAAAATACTCTTCCCAATGATGAAGCAAGGACACGAGAATGCGCTGACGTACTTCCTCAGCACCATATACTTTTAAGAGTGTGCCCCCTGTATCTACTACAAGATCATGGTAGTCAAGACTTATTCCCCAGGTCATACTCATACTACAGGTCCTCCAGTTGTACCGCTACCGGGTTCTACCCCACTATGTACATGACTATCAAGTACCACATCATTGGAAATAATATCTCCAGTGGTATTAATAGTGATATTAGATTCAATATTAGTTTCAGTCATAGTAAATGTTTTTGTCCCAACCTGAAAGAGGATTTGTCCGTCTGTAATCACAATTCTTGTACTGGAGCCTACCCATAGAGTAATTCCAGTATCGTCAAGGGTAATCCGATTTGATCTATCCTCATTTCTAAGTTCAATACCCGTAGTATTCCAAGCAGAAAGCGCATTCGGCGCCGGGGGTGCCGCCAGAATTGCTATTGCGTCCGTAAGATCATGATGACGACAACCACCATTAGTCATTTCCGGGGGTTGTACTCCCCCATGATCATGCCAATTATCCAGAGCCCGTTGAGCAAATATCAATATACAGGCATCTCCAGCTGAAATAGGCAGGGTAAGTGCAAAGCCCTGAACAGTAACAAACGGAAATACCACAGGCACATTAATGACCACCGGGTAATCCTCATAGGATACAACCCCATCCACTATCTTTTTACTCTGAACTGCTGGAGTAACACTAGCAGTCTGAGTCAGTGGATTAAATGATTGGATAACACCAGGAATACATGTATTAATCCTAGAGAGGGCGCGGTCAATAATTTCCCTCATTTGCGTTATTTGATCAGATGTTCTAGTATCCATTTAGACCACCACCCAACTTTCCACATGGGTATCCCATTGACTTCCATGAGTATCACCCGAATGACTAAGGGTGTGTACCTTGTAACTACCATTAAGCTGCGGATTTACAGTGCTCTCAATCCTTACTGTCTTACCTGCCTCAATTCCAGGGTTAAATAGGGAATGTACTGAAACCCCTGCTTTCACTTGCATAGGGGAAACTAACATAGGCTCCACTCTGAATAAAAATCCATTATTGGTACTCAGGAATACCTCACCGCCAGAAATAGATTGTTCATCATCAAGAGC